GATAAAGCTACTGAAGACGACGGTTCTTGTGATTACGAAGATGAATATGAAGAGGAACACGGAAACCATTCGTCTGTACATTTCTACCCCGGTTGGTACAACAATGAGACGGATAATATGTCTGTCTTCTGGGTAGACCCGAATGCTGACGGTATATCCGTATTAACGGACATAGATACAGACTGTTACGATTATAATGCTTCGGTATTAGTTTATGTAGATGTATGGCACGAAGAATCAGGTGATTACAATTGGTCAGATATATATCTAACAGTCAATGGCGAAGATTGGGATTACCACTGGTTCAATTTTACATTTGAAGAACTTAATGAGACAGAAGGAACTTGGTCTATGTGGGTAGCTCTTATGTTGTGGATTGAAGACGGGGAGAGTTGTGATGGTTTATATGAAACCGACGATTGTGAAGGTAATTGGGAATATCAACAACAGTTTAATATTCCAAGGATAAGAGTTGAGGTACCAGAATAATGGATGAAGATATTATGAGAAATGGAAACTTCACTAATCTCATGATGGCTGCGATAGCTGCGCCAGTAGTTCTGGCGTGGGTAGGTCTTTCTATATTTCTAGTGGTGAGTGCTTTTAACGACCCGACAGTCGTTGCAGATATAGAATCGTACAAGTCGGTTCTTCTTATTATAGGCTCTCCAGCGCTAGTTATTATATATAAGGTACTAGAACTATGGACAGCTCAGCAGAATAGTGATATAGAACAGACGAGAAAGTCAACCTTTAGTCATGATGACCATGGAGATAACGATGGTGAAGTACAATAAGAGTGGCGTGCCGCGAAAGAAGCCCAAGAAACGTAGAGTGAAGAAGGGTGAGAAAGGTACATACCGTAAGAAAGATGGAAAGCTGAGAAAGAAGCGATAGTAAGCTTTAAATACAAGCGAAACATAAAGATAAACGTGGGAGCTAAAGGTCGAAGCTCCAAAACAAACTAATTAAATGGCTATGTGATTGTATAGCTCCCACACCAAGACAAAGAATGGAGAAAAGTATGACAAACAATACAACAACGAATGGAACACTGGAAACAGTAAGTGAATCTGGAATATTAGATAGTCTTGCAGATAATCCTGAATTAGCCCTTCTGGGCGTTCTGGTAGCTGCATTAGGGGCATATGCTGCGTATACAATACCTGCAGTAAGAACATTTGCTCATGTCTATCTAAATAAGTTCATGAATAAGTACGACACTCAAATCATGGAACTTCTAGATAAGAACTTGACTAAAGCTCAGAGTAAAGCATTCGAAAAGCTGGACGAGGCAGCTCAGAAGCACGTTAAGGATAAGGTTCTTAGGAACATTATATTGACTTTCTGGGACGAGCACGACGATGATTTAGCCAAGAAGGTTAAGTCTGAAGTACGTTGCGCCTTAGACAGTGTTAAATGAAAGAAGAAGTAGAGAAATACGCAAATAGATTGCGTAAGCGAGTGGGCGAAGGAGAATATACTAGACATAGAGAGCTCGTTCACTTGCTGGCTCGCAACTTAACCCTAGAAGATATTCTTTGGGAAGAAATTGCAGAGAATATAAAAGACGTGGACATGAGAAATGAATTACTACGTCAAAGAAATCAAATAGTTCGTGACATTCACACAGAATTCCGCGCACTTAATATAGAAATTCCTACTGTAGTGGAACAAAAGACTACGGATTTCGTTGGTTTCCTTGAAGATTTGGGCGAAGATGATGACAGCAGTAAAGAACGAGGGCAAGAAACTTAAATCCGCGATAATGAGTCGCGGTGCTATGGACTCCGTAGCATTGGAAGACCTCTTCGAAGATGTTCGTAAAGACGAAAAGAAGATGTTACAGCTCATTAGGAGCTTTTGTGACACGTATCTCATAGATGATGAGCGAAGAGCGCTTAAATTAAGACCATTGCAAGAAGAAATAGTAGTAAAAGCTCTCTGTTATCCAGATGGAGACCCAGAAAAGCACAGGAAGATGGCTATCTTAGCACCCAGAGGATGCGGAAAGAGCTTTGCACTGTCAGTAGCAACTGTTATTTACATGTTCTTTAAGCGTTTTAGGGACCTTATATTCATTTTGGCTCCATCTGAGGACCAAGCTGCTCTTATTTTCAATTATGTATATAGACATTTTGCTGATAATGCGTTCTTAGATAGCTTAATAAGTAATTATAAGTTTCATAATAAGCCGCATATACGAATGAAGGGTGGGACTCTCCTACGTAGAGCACCGCTGGCACCATCAAATCAGGGTCAGGCTATACGTGGCCAGCATCCGACGTTTCTAATTGTGGACGAAAGTCCATTAATTGACGATAAGTTGTTCGTTGACAATGTTGAGCCATGTATTATGGCCCACAAAGCTCCTTTTATTAATTTAGGAACACCAAAGAGTAAAGAAAATCACATGTATAGATATCTGTATGACGATTCATACAAAGATTCGTTTGAACAGTTACATTTTACATGGAAAGACGCTATTGTACAGGGTGGAGCTTATACAGCACCCTATACTGAAGAAGATATGTTGACTAAAATGCTGGAATGGGGGGACGATTCAATATATTGGCGCACGGAGTACGAGTGCGAATTTGTGGAGAGTGTATCAAATGTCTTTAATCCAGAAAAACTCAAAGAATGTTTCGAGGACTATCAATTCCAAGAAAGTGGAGAAAACGTCACCGTTGGTGTTGACATTGGTAAGTCTATTAATAGCACGGTCATTAGTGTTTGGAGTACCGAAAAAGGTGACGAACATAATATTGCAAGGCTTATATACCTTGAAGAAATTACTCCCAAGACAGGAGGACATGATATACCATATCAACGACAACGAATTATGGATATTGCTGACGATTATAATGCTGCTCGGGTTATTATTGACGCAACTGGTATTGGTGGCGCTATCGAACAGGATATCCGTATGGCTTGCGCCGCGAGAAGTATGCATTTCTTTCCCTTTGTGTTTACTGGAGGACCACGAGGAACCAAAACTCAAGTCTATAGAGATTACGCATCCTACATACAAAAAGGACAAATCAGGACGCCAAATCCGAATGGACTCCCGGCTGATAAGAAAAGACTAATGGAAAGATGGCTTCGGCAGCATATTGATTTGGAATACGTTATGGATACTGCAAATAAGACAGAACGTATTTCAGCTCCTGATACTAAGCATGATGATTTCTGTGACAGTTGTGTCATAGCTATTCATGCTACTCTTTCAATGTTACCAGCAAGTGGAACATTCACTTCTGTTTCTGTTAATAAACCACTTAAAACAGCATCTTCGAATACCAGATGGGGTCAAGATACTGGATTATTTACAACAAAGATACGTAAAAACCGTATTAGTAAGAAAATGCCAAGGGGATTATAAACCAAAGCTTTATATACTAGCTTTTATATATAAATAAAGTGATAGCAATGGCCCTCCGTGATTATGTGCCTTTTTTAAGGCGTAGAAAGTTCGCAACTGTAGGTAGTGACCCGCCTTTTAAGAAGGACGACCCTCGTAGTTTTGGTGAAGGTGTAATCAAAAGAATACGCCTATCTAAACAATTTAGAGGTGGTTCTCAGTATGAAACTCAGATAGGTGACCCTAGAACCTATATGAATGTTTACTTGTCTGACCCTATTGTGAGGACTCTTATTGATTTACCGTGCTTGTACGCAAGTAAGGACGGTTGGGACATTGTTACTGAGAGTGATGATACGCGCGACAAAGTTACTGAGCTCTTCAATAATATTAATATAGACATGCTCATATATGGCTGGCTCCGTAATGCTCGCATATTCGGAACTGGCTACTTAGAATGGACTGATGACAATTTGGTCTTGAGGTCGTCACAGAATATGTTTGTCCAGAGGAACGAAAATGGGCAGATAATGTATTATTATCAGAAAGTGGGCAGCCCTGAAGAAGATATTCGTTTTGAAGAAAATGAAATCATTGAGCTGAAGAATAATACGTTTGACGATTATGCATACGGTCTT